ATTTGTTCGTGACCGAGTTGTACGAGACGTAATAAGAGAGTGGTGGGATGAGCCATGATGGCGAGTTTACCGTACTGTAATAAGAGACGTTGGCGAGCAAAAGAGCCTCGGTGTACGAGCGGACTCCGTTCAGGTTGCTTACAACGAAATGAGGCAAATACGTTAGAGAAGACGGAATAGGCCAGGTCCAGTTGTTTCCAGGATTCACAAGAGCCGGTAAATTCATTTTTAGAGTTAAACCTCGTATGAGATCCCCCTTGGGTGGAATCTTGCATATATTCAAGGACCCGTAAAGGACCTGTTGGTCTTGGAATGGGATGTCGTACGCCTCGAGAACGAAAGGCGTGTGACGTTTGTAGACGCCCGAGAAGTACGTCACCTCGGGCTTTCCTGTGAGATACGCGTCCTGTTGTCCAATCGCGGCCAGCTGGATATAACCAGCGGACATTCCTAGTAAGTTCGCAGAACTTATTTCGCGCCCGTAGGGCGCCCCTGAGACCGCGCGCCTCAGGCCGGTCTTAATTTTGTTAAGAAATTGAAGGTACCGATGGCTCTGCAATTGAAGAAATTCAATCCGGCCACCATGGGGGACGACAAGGTCTGCGTTTTCATAGGAAAGCGTGGGACCGGCAAGTCGACCCTCGTGACGGACATTCTTTGGCACAAAAAGCACTTGCCGGCTGGCATCGCCATGTCCGGAACCGAGGAAGGCAATGGGTACTACAAGCAATTCATACCGGACATATTCGTTTTCAGCGACTACAACAAAGAGGCTATAGAGAAGCTCATAGAACGGCAAAAGCGCCTATTGTCGACCGGTCGGTGCTCGCCCGTATTCATCCTCATGGACGACTGCATGTACGACCGGTCATTCATGCGGGACGTGTGTATCCGCCAGCTCTTCATGAACGGTCGCCACTGGAAGATCTTCTTCATGATGACGACCCAGTACTGCATGGACATGACGCCCATGATCCGCACGAACGTCGACTACGTGTTCGCCCTGCGCGACAACGTCCGTCAGAACCGTGAGAACTTGTACAAGGCGTTCTTCGGAGTTTTCCCGACGTTCGATTCGTTCTCACAGGTCATGGACGCGTGTACTGAGAACTACGAGTGCCTCGTGCTCGACAACACGTCCAAGTCGAACAGGATCACGGATTGCGTCTTCTGGTACAAGGCGCCCATCCGTCGTGGGTTCAGGGTCGGTGGCCCGGCGTTCTGGCAATACCATCAGCAGCACTACAGCGCCCGGGCGGCGGCTCAACGAGCCGAAGTTGGCGGAGAACCGAAACGCAAAGGCGCGACGGTCGTCGTCAAAAAGACGCGCTGAGCCGCGCTTCTTCTTTTCCGAGTGAAAGTTAATGGTACTGACATACGATCCAGGTATGGATTCCATGTCAACACCGATCGAGAACCTCGTGTCCGAGCCCTCTGTCAACGAGGAACTCGCCCGTCAGGCGCTCGCCCGCAACGAAGAAAAGCCGAACGAGCGTAAGAATCTCATTCCGACAGGCCTGCTTCCGCCAGAGGCGCTCGTCGGGCCTGAAAAAAACCTAGACGAATCTCAAATGGCGGATTTCTCGACACCTATTGAGGATGTCATGCCTGGTCCAGGTCGCATGATGCAGGATGAAGTGATGGGTCCGCCCATGGGCCCCTCAGCGATGATGCAGGGCAACAAGCCGACGCCGCGCGAGAGTGGGTCGTCCAAGGGGAGCCGGTCCAAGAACCCGTTCGGTCTGACCGACGACCAGTTCATGGCGGCTCTGGCCGGCGTGGCCGGTCTGATCGCCTTCTCCAAGCCGGTCCAGGGCAAGCTGAGCACCACGGTCCCCAAGTTCCTGGGCGAGTCAGGTGAGGTCTCGACGACCGGCCTGGCCGTGACGGCGCTCCTCGCTGCGATCATCTTCTATTTCGCCAAGCAGTTCCTGAAGGACAAAGCGTAAAGTCAGCGCCGAAGGCGCTGGTCTTTTCCTCCCCGAAGGGCCCCGGGATCACAACCTAGGCGCGTAGCGCCCAGGTTGGTCTAAGAGTCCTTAATGAGGTCACCACAATACTTGCGGTCGCCCGCCGGTGTGTAAAGGCCCTTGTCGACGCACAATTTCTTCAGGTCCTTAAAATTGTCCCAATATTTCGACGAGTGATCGTACTCGGCCACAGACATATGCGCCAATTCGTGAATCAACACGTACACGGCTGAATTTACATCGTCTCCATCCAGGCAGATGTAAATTTCGTACCCCTTGTTGACGTTCGAGCCTATGACGCCATCCTTTTTCCCCTTGATTCCCGTGATAATCGCCGGTTTGAGAATAGGGGACCACCTCTGATCACCAGACTCCCTCAACACGTCAAGTATGGCCCAGTACCGAGCCTTGATCTGTGAGAGCATTTCTGATTCACGATTGAAATGGATGATGAGGACCAAACTCATAAAGAATTTGAGAACCACCGCCACCCAAAACACACCCATCCTGACATTTACCGAGTTTTTTTCCTGAAGACGAATTTAGAATACAAATCCGAAATGAGACCGTTCGGCTGGCGCAGCATAGGTTCCCATACCATCATGGCGAACCCGATCTCCTTGAGACTTTGAATCAGGACGGCCGCATCCAGAAGGGGCTCCTCCTTGGGTCCGTCGGCGTAAAAGGGCCCGTCTATCAGGCGGACCTTGAGTCGGCGGTCACCGAGTTCAATTTCATTTCCCAATTTATCGACGAATCGCGAAGAGTCGTCGACCATGGCCTCGGCCCGGGCCCTCTCGGGCGTTATGCCGATCAGGTACCCACCGGGTTTCACTGCCACCCCCAGGGCTTTGATGGAATTGTCGAACGTCATCTGATCCTCGAATATGTAGTGCAACGAAAAGTTGTAACATACGACGTCGAACGGACCTGCAAAGGCGGCGTGCCGGATATCACCCTGGCCCAGAAACCAGACCGGGAACTTCATCTCACTGGCACGGGCCTCGGCCTCGTCGAGAGACTCGGTGTCCGGGTCGATCGCCGCGACGCGGGCCTTGACGGCCTTCCATTTCCACCAGTCGCCGCCACGGCCGCAGCCGCAGTCCAGGACGAACGATCCCGGTTCGACGCAGTCCATGATGAGTTTGCGTTTGTGATCGTTGTGAAGTTTACGAAGAGCGTCCATTTGGCTTAAAAGAAAAGCTCCTTTTACTTTTAAATGGGTTCTCTCGAGCAAGATTATCTGACCGTGCCAGGACAGCTTTTTGCATGCATCTCTTTCGTCGGCCCCGAGCTGCCCCAGAAGAACGAGCAGTTGGGTATGAAGATCCGCGGGTGCTTCCCGAACCGTGACGAGGCGGCCCAGCACGCCAAGCGCCTGCAGAAGGATGACGCACTGGTCGACATCTACGTGGTTGACATGTACAAGTGGCTGTTGATTCCTCCCAAGCGTGACGAGATTGACAACGTTCACTACCAGAACGACAAGCTCGAGGAGATTATGACAAAGTACCGCGAGAACCAGAGCGCGGCCGCTTCCATGTTCGAGAAGCGCAAGCGCGACATGATGGCCAAATCGCAGGGTGGCGAGTTCCCATACATCGAGCCGGGCGATGAGAACAGCAAGTTCTACACCAAGCCGGACGTTCCGCCCATCCCCCACCCGGCCGATCTGCTCGAGGATCTGAAAAAGGACTTCCCGGACAAGTCGATTGAGGAGCTGGTCTCCATGGCTGACATCCGCGTCGCGGCCGAGGTGGTGAAGCGCCGTGAGGCGGCTGCGGCAGCGGCCGAGATCCCCAAGCTCGAGGATGTCAAGGAGGAGGACGAGGAGATCCCGGACCAGTAATTTTCGCTGCTAATTAATATAATGTTTTTTAAATTGTTGGCGATTCTGATCGTCATGTTCTTACTCTTTATGGCGTACATGCGCTTCCCACCCGCACCTGCCAGAATATCACAGCCCGTTGCTGCGTTCGACAATCAATATGACGTCTTTAGAGATATGGAGCCCAAGACACAGACTCGCGAGAATCCGTGGCTTGGTTTCCTTCAAGAGGACGTGCAGAAGAACCGCACGGGGCCTATTGGCAATTTTGTTGGCGCCGACTCGAGTTCGGGTCGCGCACCGCTTTATATGGTAACCTGAGTCAAGGGACTCACGAGTCCTTCGGACTCGGTTGATTTACTTAGGCTGAATTACAATAGGGCGCATACTTACCACAATGACGCCGATGACAATTCCCAATAGAAGAATTGCCATCGGATTCGTATTCTTGAAAAAGTCGCCGAGGTCCATCTTCGTTTTGGGTTCGTCGGGCATCATCGC